AAAAAGAGATGCTTATGATAGCAGCTATTATGCCGATACTCTTGTTTATCACATTGACGAGGTTGGGGCTTGTAAAAGGAGCAATATTAATGACAGTTCAGAGTCGGATAAACTTCTCACTCTTTTCAACAACGTCGCTCCCGAGGCCATCAAAGCTGAACTCAATTCCAAAGGTCTCATTCTAATGAATTTCAAGGTTGGCACTGTTACCTCTAATGTGGAGAATTTAAATATGCCGGCTTATGCAGAATACCCTGCGGCAGTTTTGAAAAGATTCATCATGATTAGGGTCCGAGTCAAAGAGAAATATCGGGATGCCGGTGGTGTTTCCATAAACACTTCTCACCCTGATTTGAAGAAATCTACCCCAGATAATCCAGTCGATGTTTGGGAGATTGATTTCGAAGACACGCAAATTTCTGTTGAAAAGACTAAAGGTGGTGCTTCAAAAACGTCTTATGGTTTTATCACGCACACCTGGTATGATGAAGATGGGAACTGTCGAAATTGCAAGGATATGGATCTTGTCACCGCCATTCGGGCCATGCGTTACTTGGCAAAAGAATGGCATGATAGACAGGTTAGCTTCGTTCAAGATCAAATTGCAACAAATGCTATTCCTCTTTGTAAAGAGACTGGATTGTTCCCTTTTGCCTGCTATTGCAAGGTTTGTTCCATGAAAAATCAATTCACCAAAGATGTTGCTGATATTGTTGGCGATGCAGTTACTCAGGGTGTCAAATCATACATCCAGAGTATTTTAAATCCATTTTGGTGGACTAAAACTCTTGCATACCAGCCTATCAAGTCCATGGCTACTAGTGAGCTTCAAACAGAGATTGAATTGGCTTGTGCTACTCAATCTACATGGTTATTGGCTCTCATCCCGGAATTTGCTTACAGAATAAGTGTCGTTGAGAAGTGGAGGAAGAAAATTATTAATGGTGTTGCTGACAAGCAGCATAAGTCAGTTTATGTGTGGCACGGAAGATTTAGAAGACTACTTAATTGGAGTCTTTTTGCATTACCCTTGCTATACTTTTATGGCTTTTCCTTCCTCTACTTTTGTTGGTTGTTCCTTTTGCTTTTTGTTGATGCAATCTTTAGGACCGTCAGGTGGTGGTCCTGGCAACGTCGAGTTGATTTGCTTGAAGACGAGTATTTGTTGAGGCGGGATGCAATTCAGAACGTATCACAATCACTTCGAAATTCCAAATTTGCCATTTGCTCTGCTGTTGCTTTGACTATTGCTGGTCTCAAGTTCGCTAAAATTCTTCTTGATGCGCGAAAGTTTTCCAACCAAACCACCCAGGATAGCACTTCCTGGTTGGATGGTATTATTGGTAGAGTTAAGAGCGTCGTTAAGACAAGCGATACCTGCCGAACTATTGTTCCCGATCACATTATTAATGCATTTGGCAAGTTCAATTTATTTTCCGCAGTTGTGCATCGACCTGATGGAACTCAGTCTAAGGGACAAGTTGTCTTTTTAGAGAAGGGTATTGGTTTGATAAACGAACATGCTTTTCATCAGAATGGTGATATGTCCAAGAAGAGATTCGATTGGTTGAAGATTGTTATGCAAACTCCCAAGGGAAATACCTTTGAGACAAAAGTTGAGTACGATTGCCATTGCACTGTTATTGGAGATCTTGATATGGTTGCTTTTGAGTGTCCATCATGCCCTGAAATGAAGAGTAAGGTGGAATTGCTACCTATCACTGCTCCTAAGGGAAGTGCTCCTTGTGTATTAGCTGGTAGAAGTAGTGATGGACAATATTATACTGATCCTATCACTGTTTCTTATGCCGATATTTCCCCACGAGATGTGCAATCTGAATGCAAAGTTGATGTCCAAGGTGTCTCCATTTCTGGAGGTTTCTATCATACACCAAGAGCTGTTGGAGGAACTTGTATGTCATTGATTATTTCTCAGACCAAAACTCCTTGTATTTCTGGGTTTCATTTTCTGGGATCTGAAGCGTCCAATCTCGGAGCTATGCAGTGTTTGACTCGCTCTGATTATGATTTTGCTGTTTCGAGACTCCAAGAACAAGGTGTCCTAAAACCGGCAGCTTGTGGTGATATTCCAGAGGAGATGATGGGTCGCAAGGTTTTGAAAAATAATATTGCCCACCCTAATTCTATGGCTGCCAGAGTTGACAAACACGGACATTACACCTTATATGGATCCACTGTTCTTAGATCCGAACAAACTGGTGATGTTTCCAAATCAATTTTGCATGATCATATGGAAGACGTTTTCGATCTGAAAAATAAATGGGGTCCTCCTAAAATGAAGCCAAATTGGAGAGCTTATAATGAAACTCTTCA